CACCCATTGCATTGCCAACGAATGAACCTGTGTTACCAGGATCAGTTGTGCCAGGAGCAGTAGCAGAAGCAGCACCATACTTAGTACCGAACTTACCGAAGAAAGGTATGTTCATGGATTTGTATATCTTGATTCCGGCAATCTCGAATACACCCTTACCTGATTGTAGGGCATCTCCTTGCTCGTCACGGTTAACAAGATAAGCACCGATTCCAGCCCCGTCTAGACCCTTGATAAGAGCATAGTATTGACGTGGGTTTAGTACTCCAACTCTTCCTTCAGAACTTACACCCTTCTCATCTAGTGCAGCTGCAGCATCATAGAATGCAGTAACTAGTTTGTCAGGATCATAAGCTTCTGCACCAGAGTTAGTAGCAGTACCAACTTGGATCTGTGTTCCACCTGGTTCTACAAAGTTAGTCTTAGTTACAGGTGATGCCTTACGTGCAGCCTTAGTGATCGCACGGAAGATACGCCTATCATAATTTTCTGCTAATGCATAACCGATCTTTCTTGAGATCTCACCACGTAAATCATAGTGGGCAAGTGTCTCATCAAGCTCATATACGAATGCACTTGAGATTAATAGATCGTCGCATTGGATTAACTTCTCAGCTACTGGTGGAGCGTTGTCACTGTTACCGAGAATGGACTGGCCTGGCGTATGGAATTCGCTAGTGGTCCGTCCTGTATAGATGAACTGCAATGATTTGCCGTTCTTCAATGTTCTTCTAGTAACTAGATCCCTTGCAATTGTATTGCGTTGGAATCCTGTGAACATCTCTCCACTAAATAGCTTGAGGAATAGAGCCCGTCGCTCGGCGGTAGTAAAGGTTCCACCTGCACGGGTCGCATTATCAGCACCTGGCGCAGTAAGCGAGGTGAGTAATGAACTATTTTGATGTGCCATTTAATTGGATAAAGTTTATATTGACTTTCTTACGTACGTAAAATTTAATTGATTTGTTTTGTGGTCTATCCCACCGTCTAGACGGCTAATAGGTATCCTCCTTGGAGGGCTAAAAGCCAATTAGTCAGAGGTCCGACACTGAGGTGCCTCTAACCAAGCCTTACCTTGTTCGTGATAATTAACATGTAAGGTTTCGATAAATATGAATATAGCTAGAAGCCCGAAGACTCCTAGCCATAATCCGTTAACCTGTAAGGGCTTCTTCAAGAGATTCATATTCTTTCTCTTCATCTACGCCAGGTGGTTGTTTATCACTTGGCATAGTATCTAGCTTCTCTTCAGGTTCTGGCGATAGGGATGTAACATAAGCTGTCATCCCTGCTGTTTGGTGTGCCAAATTACTTTACTGTCTTAGTGTACTCAACACCACGATACCTTAGTTTTACAGTCATTGTAAATACCTAATGTACCAAGACCCCGTTCCATGCCTTGGTTGTCATGCGTCCATGAAAATGGATGAACGGACGTGGTGTTATCCTAATACGGTCTCTTTTGTTGCCGCTAAATCTAGCGGGAAGTTATGAGCATTACGCTCATGCATTACTTCCATACCGAGATCAGCTCTATTAAGAACGTCAGCCCAAGTTGGAATTACTCTACCTTGTGAATCTGTAACTGATTGATTGAAATTAAACCCGTTCAAATTAAATGCCATAGTGGAGACTCCCATAGCGGTAAGCCATATGCAAGTGACGGGCCAAGCAGCCAGAAAGAAATGTAGAGCACGAGAATTATTAAAGCTCGCATATTGGAAGATTAAGCGTCCGAAGTAGCCATGGGCTGCAACGATGTTATACGTCTCGTCTTGTTGTCCAAACTTATAACCATAGTTTTGCGATACATCATCAGCTGTCTCTTTAATGAGTGAAGATGTAACCAAACTTCCGTGCATAGCAGCGAATAAAGCTCCACCGAATACCCCTGCAACGCCGAGCATATGGAAAGGATGCATGAGAATATTATGTTCTGCCTGAAAGACAAACATAAAATTGAAAGTCCCTGAAATACCAAGAGGCATACCATCAGAGAAACTCCCTTGTCCAAAGGGGTACACCAGGAATACTGCAAAGGCTGCAGCTACAGGTGCAGAGTATGCTACGCATATCCATGGTCGCATACCTAATCTATAACTAAGTTCCCATTGTCGTCCCAGGTATGCGCTGATACCGATGAGAAAGTGGAACACAATAAGTTGATATGGTCCTCCGTTATACAACCATTCGTCGATGGTTGCAGCTTCCCAGATTGGGTAGAAGTGAAGACCGATTGCATTAGAGCTCGGGACGATGGCTCCTGAGATGATGTTGTTTCCATATAAGAAAGAGCCAGCAACTGGTTCACGTATACCGTCAATATCAACTGGAGGAGCAGCTATAAAAGCTATTATAAATGCTGTTGCAGCGGTTAAAAGTGCAGGGATCATAAGCACAC